ACTTCATTGATTAATAAAGGTGGTTTAAAGTACTTGTGATTATATTTCTCTACCTCAAGTTTCCAAGTATCTGGTTTTGACTTTCTTAAATAAACACCAATATTAAATAAACCATCGTTTCGACTTCCTTCAGGAAAACCAGTATCACATAAATACTGGAGGCAAGGAGGACCATCTGAACAATCGTTTCCAGAACTAGAATCAAGATCTTGAAGTTCTTTTAAATTATATCTATTCTTAAGAGCTAATTCTACAAATCGTCCTGATGCTAATTTAGAACAATCAGGAGCGTAGCCATAGCGAGTAGTATCTTGTCTATTAAAATAAGGCATATTGATCCAAGAACCAATATCACCTCTTGCTGCTAATATTTTACTTTGCTTAGGAAATATTTCAGAACCACCAAAGCCTATCATGGCTGAGATGTGCTCTAACTTATTTCTCATTAATTCAGCTGGTACCCATTCGCTGGCGAACAAGTAAACATGGAGTCCTCCAGACTTAGAACGACACGGATGAACTTTGACTTTAAGTTCACGTAATTTATGAATAATCTCTTTAATACTTATATCATATTCATCGATATCTATAGCACCAAAACGACAATTATTTTCATCGTTTATTGGTACTATTCCAAGTCCTTTTTTACCACCGAGATGCTCCATCCATAAATGGACAGAAACATCTCCCTTGATAGTTTGAGCAACTCCTTTATGTTTAGTCTTGCTGGTATCATTAACAGCGAACGTGCCATAAGCTCGTCCAAGTCCCTCGAACAGGGACATATATTGCTCTGCTAATTCCATGCAATGCTCCTATCATTTAGAACGGTGGTAGTTGTTGTACTTTCGATTTTTCCATATCAACCGCAAATTGTTTACTAGTAGTATACAATTCCGGTAAGGCGACTGGAGCATGCATAGTTATATCCCAGGTATACCAAGAACCATGGACATTCTTTTCACCCGTAGTTGTTGCTTTATAAATATGACTAAATAATGGAGGTGTAAAGGGTTGACCTCCTTTACCTCTCATTGTGATTCCTGCCATAACAGAATTCCATCGGCGAGACTTTTTAAGAGAAGTGCTAGTCATCGAAATGATCGCTTTAGAAGACTCTACGTGGCCATCTAGTTCCTCGGCCATATAAACCACGTAATAAACAGCAGTTGGAACCAATAAGTTTCCATTAGGCAGAAGATCCTTTCCTTTATCGTCTTTCTTACAAGATTTAAGTAATTCTATTCCGTCTATATTAGAATGAGTAGCAATAAGACCTCCTCCTTGTTCTCTTGGAGTCCACTCAACATATTGTTTTTCATAGTTGCAAGGAACTACTAAAACTTCTTCAAAACCTTTTTTAAGAACAGTGTCATAAACCATTCCAGGACGCAATGACTTGTCTTCCGTTAGTTGAGGACTATTACTTTGAAGAATTGTTAGAAAAGGAATAGCAAGGTCATCTTTACCAATACTTTCTAATCCAATATTAGCGTCTTCTTCAAACATAACTGTAGATACTGCTGTTTCTTTCTTACTCATTTTTGTCTCCTTATTTCAGAGCGTTGTCCAATATGAACTCCAAGTAAATCTAATGGAAGTTCCTTTCCCATTTCAATCTGTTCTCTAACAAATGCTTTTAAAGTAGAAGCATGTACATGTTTTCTATTTTCATAGTCAACATTCATTTCTTCAAGTTTCCCCATAAGAACTAAAGCGTCATGATCTTCACCTTTACCATAAGAACAAATAACATCGTTTTTGATTAAGTCAGCATGATCATGGTCTCTTAACCAATTGTGTGCTTCTTCTGTTCTATTTTTAGAAATGTTCCCACGATAAAATGTCTTAACATCTAATTTATTACCGTCAGACAACGTAAAACTTTTCAATCCTAACGATAACATTGTTTCTGGTAATTCTTCTTCTTGAATTTTACGTAATCTTTCTTTTTCAAGAGCTAAAGTATTTTCAAGATCAGCAACAATTTCTTGCGCCTGAACTTGTCTTTCTGCGAGTTCTGCAATTCCATGCAGATCCTCATTCTTAGGTACTGCAGCGTCCTTTTCTAGATCAATCATTTATATCTCCGTAAAGGTTGACGTTTAAAGGATAGTATTGCTTTTCTTGCCTATCCCATTTTAATAGCCTAGCTTTGCCTCGATTCGCATTTGAAGCGATAGCGACCGCTAAACCTATTGCTAATGGATCTCCAATAAGAAGCAAATAATCCATGTCAGTAAAATTACGTAGTTTATGCTTTAACCTGTTAACAGTAGGACCAGCAGATAGAGTAATTTGACCCGGAGGTAACATTAATTCTAACTCGCCATACTTTCTAGCAGGGAGCACATTAAACTTTGGAACTTCTTGAACTACATAAACTGTCATAAGATTTCTTTCTCATTAATAAATTTATTATATAATAAGTAAATATAAAGATATACACTTTTGTTATAAGACATCTCCCATAACGGTAGAAAACGGAATATCAACTAATAACATGCTAATCATATTTTTCCAATCAAAAGGTTTGGTAAAAGTTACTCCAAACGTTTTAGCAGTATTAATATTAAGAGATGGTTTATTACTACTAGTATATTGACATTTATCATATACCGCTCGTGAATCTGTAAGAACGATTTCTTTTTCTGTTCTAATCATAACCCAGACTCTACCACCTCTTTTATGGCGATGTTTTGCCCATGAAAGTTGAGATGCTTGAAACAACACTTGTTGCGATTTAGTAGCTTTAAGCTCAATCCAAATATCTTGACCAGGATACCAATTAACGTCAGGGATCCCAGCGCCAGCTACATTTTCAATCCTTGTCCAATGTCCTATTGGACTTAGTTTTTCTCTTAAAGTACGAGCAAACGCGGATTCTTTCATAAAAATTTAGCCCACCTTAATTTAAGTTGATGTATATATTGTCGCGAGCAATTATACTCTCTGCCAATTTGAGCGAAAGATAATCCCATGCGCAATAAGTTTAGTATCTCTTCTATTTTTTTAGTAGGATATCTATGACGAGGTCTCCCTCTAACGTATTGTGCGATCATATCAACCATTGTCTTTTTTATTCCCATCTAAATTACCACATTCAGGATTTGTTCCGTTACAAGGAACATATTTCCAGTCACTATCGTCTATATTTTTTTCTGGTGCGCATGCTGCTAAGGCAATAAGTATTACTAAACTAATTATCATTTTTATCATCTTTTTTCTCCTTTTTTTCTTGATAATCTTCATATTGTTCTGCTAAAATATTACCTGTTAATGTTCCAGCTGATACGATAGTATACTCTATAAGACCACCGCATCCCATTTGTGTTACAAAAAGCAATAATACTAAATATCTTTTCATTCACTCTCCTTACATGCCCAGTTATTTCCAATATCGCAGTCAACTACCACTGGGACAGATAATTTGACCACGGTTTCCATTATTTCTTTTATTCTTGGAGCTTCATTTTTAGGATTATTTAACGAAAAACAAAGTTCATCGTGTACTTGTATATGTGGTACCCATCCTTCTTTATGACACTCAAACATCGCTTTTTTAGTCATATCTGCAGCTGATCCTTGAATCAACGAATTCAACGCTTTATGATGAGATCTATTATCTAATCTTCGCTTTCTTCCACATATTGTAACAATTTCACCTAAATTCATAGATTTATCGCTACATTTGTTTGCTAACTGTCTGATAAAAGGAACTAATTCGTGGTATTTTTCTAACATTTCTTCAGCTTTAGTTACAGTACTATTAAGTTCAGAAGCTAACCTTATTTTACCCATTCCATAAGCAAGACCTAAATTTATTGTCTTAGCATCTCGGCGCGGGAGTCCTGTCATATCTGCTATAATTTTATGATAATCTGCGTTTGGATCTTTTCTGTATATATCTCCTGCGTTTGTTGATCCATTTAATCCGCATAGTTCTCCATAATGAACAGTTAACCTTGGTTCTTGTTGACTATAATCAAATTTTCCCCATTTACATCCTTTATCAGGTAAAAATAACGATCTAATTAAAGGTCCATACTGTCCATCTCTTGACGGTATTTGCTGTAAGTTAGGGTGCGAACTTGAAAATCTACCAGATCTTGTTCCATATAAATCCTTACGTAACTGATGGAATTGTGCATGTATGCGTCCATCTATATTTTGATCTAAAATAACTCCTTGAACAAAATCTCTACGTATTTTACTTGTAGTTCTATATCGTACTAATAAGTTACATATAATGCTAGGATGATTGTCTAACCAAGCCCTTGTTATTGATGGATTTCCTTTTTCTGTTAAAGGATAATCTATATCTAATTTATCAAAAGCTGAAGATATACTTTTAGAAGACCATGGATTAAAGTCATACCCAGCGATTGTTTTAATTCCTTGTAATAATTCAGTCTCATCAAAGAGCATTTTTTTACTTAAGTCATAAGCACGTTCGATATCGACACGAACGCCAAGAAACCTCATATCAAGTACTACTGGTATTAAACTAGACTCTAATTCAAATATTTCTAATAAATTCTGTTGTCTTAGTCTGACAGATTGCTGAGCAAATATGTGTATTGGCAATTGAGCATCGATCTCGGCATAAGGACCTACATGTTTTGAGTGGAGTCTCCACAAATCACTTTTTGCGTCGATTCCATAGGCGTCTGCTGCTTGTTTGAGTTTTCCCTCTTCTTTGCCCTCTTTAAGGTACCATCGACTAAGGTTTTCCAGTGAGTATCCACCTCGTCGATCTTCATCCAAGAGAGGTTCAGCCAACTGAATATCGTAGAGTGAACCTTTAACGGTACACTGTAGATCCGACCGTAACCATTCGAGATCATACTGGAGGTTAGCACCAACTTTGGATATACTTTCATTACCCAACACTTCTCTGAGCCATCCGATAGTTTTATCTTTATCAAGATTTCCTCCTCCTTCGTGAGCTATTGGGAAATACCAGGCTTTATCGTCTGTGGCAATAGAAACTCCTACAACATAGCCGTCTTTTCTGATTGACCCTGGTCCCATTGATAATAAATTGGGATCTTTTGTTTCACAATCTAATCCTATTAATTTTATTCCTTCCAGTCTTGGAAACTCTTTTGGAGGTTTCCAACTACTTTCAGGTGGCCAAAAAGGTTCGTTTAAAGACATTCTTTATCTCCGACTCCTCCATCATCAACCACTCCAATTTCCCAGTTGTCCTCGTCTTCTTCGAAATATTTTTTGATATACTTGACTGTGGATACGACTCTACATAAATCATCCTTGTTAAGGTCGTATTTAAAAATAATTTTGTGCACATTACACATGGCGCAGTAGTACAGAAACACGCGTATACCTTGGTCAAGTCTCTGCACTGGATTAGTGCATTTTGTTCCGCATGTATTGCATAACATAAGTCTAAATCCTTTCCACTCGCAGAATAAGCTCCTGGACACGGATGCCCTTCATTACAGTGTGGTTGTCCTCTTACTACACCGTTATACCCAGTTGCTAAGATATTATTATTATTATCTATTAATACACATCCAACTTGTCTTCTAATACAAGTACTTCTTGTTGCGACCAACATAGCCATTGCCATGAAATATTCATCAGCTGTTGGCCTGCTCCCAAAGGAAGTCAATGAGTTCTCTTCCGTTATCAAAGACAAAGTTATTTCCTTTCCAAAAACTATCCATGTCTAGTATATTATCTATTGATTGATAAGCATCTTCTCCATCTTTCCAATTTCCTTCGTATAAATGTAAACTTGCTGCATTTAGATATAATACCCCTGGTCCCATGTCTTCATTAATACTTCGTTTAAATTCTGCTATGATATAGTGACTTATCATTGAAAAAGTAAAAATGTCATAAGGAGTTCCTAACCAGACGTCATTTGATCTCATATTAGCAATACAATGAAGTTGATCATCTCTAATCAGCCATTGTAAAGAAACTGTGCACGGAACATCTCTAGAAGGATAAGGTCTAGGCCGCCATATGGTAAGAACAGCCCGTCGTGAATACATATCGTTACCAAGTTCTCTAGCTATATAAGGTAGCTGATCTACTACTGGAGGACCATAAGCTCCACCCATGAAAACCTGGTCATCACTATATGCCTTATATGCTTTGCAATATTTAGAAATAGTATCTACTCTGTTATCTCCTGAAAGTATCCATGCCGCTTCTGCAGCACGGAACTTTATATTTAATTCTCTTTCAGGTAAGTTAACTTCTGGATATGTCATGTCAACAACCATCGTATTATTTATTAACTCTTTAGTATTCATTCCTCTTGAAATAATTTCAATACCTGAATGAACAACAGAACCTAGGGCATCTGCCCAAGCGTCATTCGCTGTGTTTTCCAAGGTCTTCATCGGTAGCCTCCGGATTTTTAGGATCCATTCTCTTTGTGAAATCTAAATAGTTAAACATATCTAAAAAGTCATCTTCTTGAAATTTACCTACTGGTGTAACACTTCTCATTAATTTAAGACCAAGTAACATAGCAGAACAAATATGCGGAGGAATTGGTGGTAGGTCATTCCCATAATAAGCAGATAACACTACTCTAAACTGTTCGCCTATCTGTTTATGAGATAACCAAATATGTCCGTACTGTTTTCCTCGTTCTTTCTCTATTTCTTCTGTCTTATTAATAAATTCAGCTTCCCGCATCAGGCGCAGGGGGTAATTTGCCGCCGCTTTTAATGATTCTTTCTGTTTCGGAGTCTGTGAGGTTTCTTCTTTTTGTGGCATATTGTCCTTTCCAGTGAGATATTATGGATTGTTTCATTTTTTTTACAACGGCGTCATCAAGTTCAGGAGCTTTCCAATCTTCTGGTTTCACAACGTCTAATTCGAAATTTCTTTTTGAGTCTTGTGCTTTAGTAGCTCGTACCTTGGACATGTTCGCCCTATGGACTTCTCTCCACCCATCATAAAAATTAAAACCATGACGATAAGAGGTGCCAAGAGCAAAATAGATAAGATCAATGATAGCATCTATTTCCTCCTCTAAGGTTTTTGCTGCAATATATTCTTGTATTTCTTCTAACATGCATCGCGCTCTAAATTCTTTTTCTTCTGGTAATAAATGTCGAGAAATCGGATTTTTATATTCTAATCCATATTTTTCATGAAACTCCTCGACGTCTTCTATTAAGTCTGGTTTCCACATAGGCGAACCTCCCATAAAACGTTTCGTGAATATTTAGGAAATAAAGGTGCAAGGAAACAAGACAAAATATTACTGTCATAGTAATCCTTGAGATACTCATAAGCTATTGTTAAATCATTACTTCCTGTCTCGTATAAAACTGGTTCTATTTCTTTTTGACTAGCAAAAGTTCCATATCGATGTATGATATCAAAGTCTCTAGTTCTTAAAAGAGCTTCCATTTTCTCGTAAGGCATTTCATTAATATGATTAGCCGCTGCTTTACCATTAAAGACAGGAGTACTTATGAAAATAGTGGTATCTTTATTTGCTATTTCGTGTATATTTGCTAGAATTTTTACAACTTTAGGAAGAGTATTGTGCTCTAACACTTCAAAGCAAGTAATTACATGAGGATCTATAAAGTTAATAGGATTAAAAGAAAAGTCTTCAGAGAAATCGTATTCATCTTCTAAATGAAAGTTAGTATCTCCCATTTTTTCTACAATTTTACGATGGATATCTTGAAAGCTAATGCGATTAACATCGATCGCCATATATTCTTTCGGGGTCATCTTCATAGTATATAGAGTCTTAAGTAAAGGTAT